CGCCCGGGTAAACGTGTCGGTAAGCACGGTGTCGGTACCGGCCCCGGTGACGATCCCCAGCTCGACAGTCAACGAAACGGAACCCGCCCAGTTCTTGGCCGGGGCCACGATGCGAGGCATCTAGCTGGCCACCCCGGCCACAGTCCACGCCGGCAACTGCCCACCAGACTTGATTTCACGGAGCAGACGGTCAACAAGCGAGTCCGTCGACTCACCCGGCAGCTGGTAGATATTGAACGTCGGGGAGCTCGAGTTTGAGTTGTACGAAGCGGACTCGGCCGGAGACAGGACCCGCTCACCGTCAAGGAGCATCGCCAACCCCTCCCCGCCGGGGGTCGGGGCACGGAACGTCCCGCCGGTGTGCAACCGGGGGATCGTCAGATCGACGCCACCGAACGGGCCGAAACTGTCTATCTTGATTCCCTTGCCGCCGACAGTGCTATTCCACGCGTCCTTAACCGCCTGGAGAGCCGCCTTGATAGGCCCGGCGATGTTGCCGAACACCGTTCTCACAACGTCGGCGATCGAACTGAACGCCTCTTTCAGTTCGGCGATCACCTCTTGCATCCCATGAAACGCCGGCTTGATGACGTTCTGCCACGCCCAAGATATGGCGCCTCCGACCTTGCCGAACACGTCGGCAACAATCGGGGCCAGGAACTGGAACGCCGGTATCACCACCTTGTTGATGAACTCGGCGATGGCCGTGAAGATCGGCTGTAGGACATTATCCCACGCGAACTTCGACACGTTCTGGATCACATCCCACGCGATCTGCACCGCCGCCCACAACGTCTGGTAGAACGGGATCAGCAGCTCGGTGATGTAATAGCCGATCATCTCGAAGATCGGTTTGATGACGTTCTCCCACGCCTGCGATGCGGCGTTGGCGATCTTCGGCCACACATCCTCGACGCCTGCCCGGAAGTCTTCCCACGCCGGGATCAGCGTGTCGTGGATGAATCCGGAGATGGCGTCGAAGGTGGGTTTGATGACGTTCTCCCACGCCCACTGAGCCGCCATCTGAATGGCCTGCCATGCGGTGTCGATGGCACCACGGAACCAGTCGACGTTCTGAAACGCCCACACGAAGCCGGCGACCAACAACGCGACAACAGCTACTACAGCAAGAATCGGCGCAGCGGCGGACCACGTTGCCGCCGCGGCAGCGATCATCGCCCCAGCGTAAGCCGCAACGCCACCAGCGGCAGCCACCGTCGTAGCTATGGCGGCGACCATCGACACGATATAGGCGCCGATGGCGACGAGGAGAACCCCGCCCATTACTGCCGCCAGCACGATTACCACGTCCTTGTTCTCGCCAAACCACTTGATTAGGTTCTCGATAACCGGGACGATCTTCTTGCCGACCTCGATCAGGATGACTTGCGCCCACGCCTTGAACTTGTCGATCAACGGGCCAAGCCCCTGGTTCATCGTGTCAAACGCCTCGTCGGTCGCGCCGGCACTTGACCCCATCTCACCGATCGCAGTAGCAAACTTCTCCGTACCTGGCCCGGTAAGAGCCATCGCCGCCTGCCCCGCCTCAACACCCCCGAACAGATCCCCCACCCCCACGCCCGTATCCGAGGCGTGCGTCTCCAAGAGCTTGAGTGCGTCCTGTACGTTGCCACCGGACTTGATGAAATCGGTGAACGTCTGACCGGAAACTTTCTCAAACGTCTCTGCGGTCGTGCCCCCAGCCTTAGAAAGCTCAATGAACATCTGACGGAGCTGAGTGGTCGCCACAGCCGTGGGCACACCCGCCGCCGTCATCGTCGCAACGGCGGCAGCCACATCGCCGAAGCTCACACCGAGAGCGGCGGCGGTCGGGTTAACGTTGAACAGCGAGGTGGACAACTCCTCGAACGTGGTCTTACCGAGCCGGACAGCGGTGAACATTATGTCGGATGCCGTTTGGGCGTTTATCACCTCGGTGCCGTAGGCGTTCACCACCGACGAGATGCCGTCCACGGCCGTCGTTAGTTCGGTGACGCCACCGCGTGCGGCTTTCTGCGCGGTCTCAAGGAAGTCAAACACGTTGTCTTTAGGAACACCGGCAGAGATCGACTGGTAGAGGGCCGGGACAACCTTCTCGGGGAGGACGCCGAACTCGACAGCGAAGTCTTTGACCTGCCCGGTCATCTTGTCCATCGCTTCCTTGGAGATGCCGGGCATAAGCGTGAACACCTCGTTCATGCCCCGCTCGAAATTAAGGAACGCCTGCACACCCTTCACGGCGATCACACCCACCGCGGCGACGGTGGCAATGGCAGCCAACCGGCCGACCTCCACCAGTTTGTCCCACGACGCCGAGCCAGCAGACTCGAGATCACCAAACGCCTTCTTGGCGCCGGAAGCGTCGCCGGCGATGACAACCTCTAGCTTCTTAGTCGCCATCTCAACCCCTTCAATGCGCTCTACGCGCTGCCTGCGCCATCTCACGGAGGGCGTCTAGGTACTGGTTCAGCTCGGCAACACTCAACCGCGCGTAATCCCACGGGTGGATTCCGAACTCTTTTGACAGAACCGGGCCCGCTGTGAGAAGGCGGGCCCTCAAACTTCCGGGTCTACGTCGTCCCCGTTGGGATCGTCGACGGTGACCTCGATGTCGTCGGTGTCGATGTCGGCAGGCCAATCAGCACACGCGGCGTCAAACGTCAACTGCGTTTCGCCTTCACCCCTGCGAGCCAGCCACCACATGACCATCAGAGAATCCGAACCGATGCGGTCCTCGGACAGGAACGCCTCGAACGGCAACCCCGTCGCCTTGCGGACGATCAGCTTCTCCTGAATCGCCACGTTCCCAATAGCGAGCCGTTTCGACTCGCCACGAACGGTGATAGTCATAACCTTCTGTGCAGCGTCCGTCGCTTCTGCGCGGGCACCAACTCCAGGTATAGGCGCTTGAGCCATTGTGGTTACTGTCTCCTTTTAGTCGGGGAATGCTTTAGCCATGAGACGGCCGATGGCGTCGGCGTACTCGTCGAGAATCTGAGAGTTCATAGACGCAATGGCGTCATTGATCGCGTAGGGACCCTGGCCGGCGACGCCGACGTCCCATGTGTTCCCGACCCACTCGGGGTGCTGGCGCCCACCGGAGCCGGCGTACTTGGATGCCCCGTACCACCCGGTCCGTTTCTTAGCGCCCCAGAAAGCAACGTTCGCCATCGGAAACGATTTGCCGGTTGCGATGCCGACGCGGGCGTTACTTTGTGTGGCGTAGCCCTTGATCGCGCCGGCCGCTTTCGCCTGCACACCACCAGAGCCCGACGCGATCGAGCGGGCCTTGGTGGCGACATCATCGGCGATGGCCTTATGGGCGAGCCGCAGCTCCTTCGGGAACTTCGGGTCGATCGCGCGTAGCTCTCTGCGGAACTCTCGGAGACCACGGACCTCAAACGCCCGGGGCGCCACCATTAGGCCATCGACTCAGCGTTCGTCAACACGGCAGTGATCGCCGTAGCGTCAGCACCGGAAGCAATCGCCTTGAACGGCAGGGTCTGGGTGAGCAGCCCCATGTCTCCGACGGTCGGGGTGTCTCCGTCATAGCGGGCGTTCAAGGTAATAGCGACAATGTCGGGGCCGGCGGTGAACGTAAAGACGACGGCGAACTCTGAAGCGTTGACGTACCGGTTGTATTCGGTGAGGGTCAGGAACTCCATCTCGAGGGAACCGCTAACAGTACGCAAACCCATTTCCAGGGGGGTCTTGATCGTCTGCGATCCGATATCGCGGCGGTCGGTATCGAGCGCGTTGTCACCGGACAAGGTAAACCCCCTCACCGCAGCACTTCCGGCGGCGATAGTCACAGAGGCATGATTGAATTTGAACGGCTTAGACGCCCTAGTTCCGTAGCTGGCGGCGGCGAGCGCGGTGGCGGTCGTCGCTGTCATCCCGGCAAGGGTTAGACCAAGCGTGGCAATCTGACCGGCCGAACACGCGATTTCCCATGAGCCGACCTTGCACCCGGCGAACGTGAACGGGTGAACCGTCCCCGCGGAGTCGGGCTTGCCGATCTGGCACGTCAACGAAGGCAACGTCCCCGGTGTGATCGTGTGAACAAACGGCCCGGCACCTGTGGTGGAACGGGAGCCGATCATCGCCTCGAACAGCAGCGTGGTGCCGGACACGAACAGCTCATGGCCGACGTCTCCGCTGACGCTGATGTTCCCGCCGTTGTATTGCGGCGAAGTGAGGAACCGGCGGCCGGCGACGATCGCGTCAGACTCCAGACGTTCGCGACTCTCACTCATCGACTCGGTGACGAGGGGGACAAACTGGGTGACGGTAACAGCGGTACCCGCGGTGACCTCTTTGGCGTAGCCGATCTGGGCTGATCTTCCGGACATGGTCAGTACTCCTTCGAGACGGCCGTGGCCGGTTGGGTGGTGGTCTTCGTGACGCGTGCCCAACCTTGGGCAACCAACGAGTCAGCGACCGGGGCGGAGACGTCGACGGCGTCACCGTCGACGACGGTGTCGCCGATGGCGACCAGGTACCGGTCTTCGCCGGTGCTGTTGCGAACCTTCGGCATGGTGGCGCTCTCTTTCAGATAAGACGGGAATGGCATGAGACGACAACCTCGGCGAAACCGACGTAGCCCGACTCGGGGGTTTCGCCGGCGGTCATCCGTTCGGATGTGATCTCGGCGTCGATGAGCCCGTCGAAATCGCCGAGCGTCGGATCGTTAGCAAGAACGTTCTCGATAGCGGCGACCAGTTCCGACACACGGGCCATCGTCTCGTCGAGCGTTGTCATGCCAGCGACCCGGAGCTCGAACGGGATAGTGAAATCGTCGTCGCGAGGTTTGCGGCCAGCGACCGCCAGGGGGATAGCGACATCTCCGGCGAGCTCGTCAACCCACACCATTTCGGCCGTGACGTGTTTCGCCCCGGGCCAGCCCGGCTCGACACTCACACCGAGCAGCGTCGGGTCGTTACGCAACAGGTCGACAAGGTGGGAGGTGAGCGACCAACGGATCGACGTGAGCGCGGTCATCCGACGCCGGTCAGCCGGTAATCGGGTAACGAACCTAGAAGCCGGTCAACCTCGAGGAAACCGGTGGGGCGACCCTTCGAGAAGTCTGGCGACGAGAAGCGGGTGATGCCACCGTCGAAGGTTTGGGCGATGACGTCGCGACTGGTGCCGGAACGGTCCGTGGTCGCGGACGCCCTGACGTATTCGGCGCACGCACGCAACGCCACGGCGGGCGGGGCGTCGAGACCGTGGGAGTACGCGACAACCAACGTCTTCGAGCCGTACCACCCGCCGCCGCCAACCCTGCCCGTGTGTGCGTCAAGGGTGACGTCCCCGAGGGTGCCGGTTACAGCGTTCACAGTGAACGACGTGATCGAGCGCACCGGCTGGCGTGCCAGCACCACCAGGCTCGCCGGGTAGGTGAAAGTCTCAGTGTGTGAACGGGGGGTGAACGCGACGCCCCGGAACCGTTCCGCTATCTCCTCGAACTCTGCGACCATGCCAGCTATCTCTGCGTCTGTGTAGACGAGCGGGTCGGACAGTTGAGTACGTCGTGCCCGTACCTGAGCGGGGGTGAGGTAGGGGGCTGCCACCGCTCAGCGCGCCGACTTGCGGGGGCGACCAACGGAACGCTTCTCACCGGGAGCGGCGGTCGCCTGCTCGACGGTAGAAACGGTCGGTGTCACCGGCATGAAATACGCGGCGCAACGAACGACCATAGGGTCGTCGGCGGCAACAATCGCGCCCTTGGAGACGAGACTGCCGTCGATCCAAAAAGACGTTACGGCCTGGAACATGCGGGGTTCTCCTGTCGTCGGGGGTAGGCGGGGCGGGGAAAAGGGAGGAGGTCTTCCCCGCCCGGCCTACAAGTACCACGTGCCTAGGGGATCAGGCAGTGGTGGGAATGCTGAGCATGGCGAAGCTCGAAACGTCAACAACCTCGGCGCCCACTCGCCACCAAGCGAGGAAACCGCGCTGCCCGGACGGGCGGTTGTTGCCCGTCGCGAACAGGTGCGGCACAAGCTCTACGTTCAGTCCGATCCGGTCGGCAATGACGAACTTGGAGAAATCGCCGATGATGAGACCGAAGTTGTCGGCAGAAACGGCGGCGTTCGGAAGCACACCGTCCATGTTGGAAACCTCGTACGCCTCGTAGCCAAGCAGCTCTTGAGGCTGACCGGCGCCAATGCGCTCCCACAACCCGGCGCCGCCGGCGGTGTCAAACTGGCGGATGGCGTTGTAGAACGCCTTGTTCCCGATCCAAGAAGCGTTAGCGCGGGCGGAAGCCTTCAGTGCGCCTTCGACCTTGTAGACGTCAGCGACAGCAAACGCCTCTGCGGTCGTCGGGGCGATTTCCGAAGCGGTCCCGTCGAGGGCGACGGTGATGCCCTGCGGTGCGGTCGTGCCGTTGCCGGAAACGAACGCTTCGCCTTCCAGGTTGTCCTTCGCTGTCTGGATCATCAGACGCACGTCGGCTTCCATGTTCGCCCAATCGCCGCCGATTTCAACGGAGAACGGGACGAACGCCTGGCCCTTGTAAACGGGGATCGCTGCCTGGGCGATCGTCGGGGCGTCGTCGGACACCTCAACGGCTTCACCATCCCACGACGCAGTGACACCGGCAGACGACACACCGTTCCAACTGTTCGTAACGGTCTGCACAATCCGGCTGATCTGACGGAACGGGTTGGTGCTGTTGACACCGGTGTCGATGATCGTCGGGTCAAGCGTGAACGGCACAGCGAACCCGCCGGCCGAGCCGGTCAGCGACGCGGCCCGCTCGTAGGTCTCGAGGGCCTGACGCTCGTCGGAGGTCAGGAACTCGGGGCGACCACCAGCCACCTTCTGGAAGGCGGAGCGGTAAGCCGGCGAACCGGTGAGCACGACACGCTGAGCGACAGAGGCGGGAAGGTTACGGACGATCGCCTCGGCCTGCTCGCGGTGAGCGTCGGTGAGACCGGAAACCTGCTCGATCGCGCCGAGGGCCTTCGAGCGGTACTCGTCAGCGGTCGACGACACGGTGAGGGTGGACAGATCAAACGGGTTGTCTCGCACGATGACCTCGGGGGAGGTAGGGGCCACAACAGCGGCGGGGATGGCGGCAAGCGTCTCAATCTTGTTGTGACGCTCGACAAGGGCGACGAGGCGGGCGCGCTCAGCGAGCCCGTCGTCAAAACTGGACTGCTCGGGGGCGTCAAGGTCACGGCCTTCGGCACCGGTGTGGATGTCGCGGAGGGCGGCGTCGAGGAACTCGATAGCCGCACGGATCTCGTCAATGGTCATGGTGGACTCCTAATGGAGTAGGGCGAGCACACGTGCCCGCTCGGATTGGGTGAGACCGGAGTGCGTAAGCGGCTCCATGTCGGGCAGCGGCTCCTCAACCGAAGTGGACAAACCGGCTTCGGTGGGGGGAGTGCTGAGAAGGGCTCGGGCCAGTTCGGCCCGGGCGGTCGGGTCGGCCAACGTCGCGGCGATGGATCGCACACCGACCGACGTGGCCTCGTATGCGGGGAACACGACGGGACCCAACTCGAACAGCTTGAGCTCATTAATCGTTCGCATCGGACCATCGTCACCTGTGGTGACGGTGTCCTTCACAACGGCAAACCGGAACGACATTCCGGTGATGGCACCCGACCGGATCGCGTCGCGTACCGGTTCGGTCAACCAGTTGTCGTGGAGGCGGGCACGAACAAACAGCCCCTTGTCGTCCTCGCGTAGCGTCTCAATCGCACCGATCGGAATAGACCCGACAAGCGGGTGGTGACCGTGGTCAAACTGAAGGACCGGAGCACGTTCGGACAACGTCTTAGAGAAAGCGCCAGGCGCTACCTGCTCGGAGAACTCGCCTTCCCACCCGCTGATCCGGGTGACCGAATTGAATACGGCGGCGTAACCCTCGAGGGTTAGACCGTCGTCGGATGGTTCGGCCCGGAACTCGACCGAGCGCGTCAGATCATCGCGGGGGAAATCCACGGGGCGCCCTCCTCGGGCTATGGGGTCACGGCGTCGACAGGTGGCGACAAACCGGGGGGTTGCAACTGAACCGAAAGAAGCCCGGTGTGGACCAGCAGACGGGGATCGTTGGCTACGACCGAAGCGACAGCAGACTCGGACGTGAACCCCTCGCGTACATACTGCGAAATGGCGCCCGCCACAATGCGGGCAATGTCGGCGGCGTCCTTTGCGTCCTCACGCAGAAACGGGAGATTCGGGTCCCATCCCATCTTCGACCCCGACGGGGTCGGCACAAGGCGTTCCAGGCACGCACAGAGCGACTTAAGGTTTGCGTACAGCCACGTATCAGCGAGCGAACGGCGGGCCATGCCGTAGTTCCCCGCGTTGAGCGTCGACCCTTGTAGCCCCTCTTTGATACCGAGCAGCGATGCGGGGACACGCGACGCCACAGCTATCCGGTTCTCTCCGGTTGCTTGCGTCGAGGTGAAATCCATCTGCTTCAGGTCGGCGCCTACAACTGTCACGTCAGCGCCGCCGCCGAGGTACAGGTTTTTGTAAGCGTTCTGAACGCCGGCGGTGGCGTCGTCTGTCGCAGCCTTGAACGCCCGCAACTGCTCCGGTGTCACGTCCTTATCAAGAGAGAACACAAGGTTCGGTGTGCCGGCGTTCTCGAAAAACTTGAGCTTGTGTTCGGTGGCTAGGCGGTCGCCTTGGATCTCGCGTACCACCGGCGTCAGCCACGACATGCCACGCCACGGGCTCAACGGGTCGGGGATCGGCGCCCACGCCGAAACGTCCTCCGGCATCAGGGTCACGAACCGGCCGGCGGCTTCCTCGTACCGGTACGCAGCAACCTCTGCGTCAAGAGCGAAACGGGGGTCTGCCATCTGCCGGTTAGAGCCGAGCACCACAGTCACCCGGTCGGGTTGCAACAGGCGGAGCCCAGCAGGTGAACGGTGAACATAAGCGGTGCCGGAAAGCCCGGCGTGCCATTCCATCCGCTCCAAGTTCCCGGCCATCACGAACGCGTCGAGGATCGGGTCGACAGCACCGGTGATCTGCCCGGCCTTATCGGTTCCCCGGGCGGCCTGGTGAACGAGCTCGACCTGTGCTATCAGCTCACCTCGAACCAGCTGGGCGGCGAAAGCGGGCGGGCATCCGAACAACGCCGACGCGTACGGGGCGAGCGCCACCGGCAACTCGGCGGTCTGCGAAGACCGCGACCATGAGAACCCGACCCCGTACGTGTTCCCACCGAAACCAAACGTCGAGATCTGCGCGGCGAGGTCGTCCAGCGTCATGCGTTCCTCGCCCACCCTGGCGACCGAACGCAACGCACCACGCAACTTCACGTGTCACCGCGATCGTCGAACAGAACCCACGCCGACACACACAGGAAACCGGCGGCGATCAGCGCAGCAGGCAACGACACCAGGAACACCCCGGCAACAACAAGGGCGGCACCAGCGAGGAGGAACAGATCGAGTAGACGCAACGGGGGTTCCTCTCAGCCGATCATCACGAACGGGGCGGGCGGTGCAGCGCTCTTAGCTGTCAGATGCCAGACGGCACGGTCGAGACCGGCGACAGTGCAGACGCCGAGGTCAATGTGCCGCTCCGATACCTTCGACTCTTTCGTCGGACGCGCCCCGCGGGAATCAATCTTTAAGGTCATGTTGGCGATGTGGCGGGCCAGACGCGGGTCACCGGAATGGGTAAACCCGGCGTCGAGGACCAGGTCATAAAACAACTTCCACGCCTTCACCATTCGCTCAACCGAACCCATCGAGTACTCGACCATTGGGAGCCCTTCGTCCTCGAGGACACTCATCGACCGCTGCCAGCGGTAAGGGTCCATCCCCACCTCGGCGACCGGCAGATCCCGGGTGGTGGCACGCAACGCGTTCTCGACGTCGACGACAGGGACCCGCCACTCTTTGACATCCGGCGGCTTCTCCCACAAATCGACAACCCACACATGCGGGGATTCCTCGACCGTGATACCGAGAATGGCGGTTGAGTCACCGGACCACGAACCGTCAGCCATGAGCACCACACGGGCGTCAGGGTCGATGACACGGTCGGGGGCGGCGAGACGATCCCACGACCCGTGAGGCAAAGCGGCAGTGTTACCAACCGTCCACACGTTCGTCCGTTTCGTGCGGAACTCCGCCTCCGGAGTCCGGTTTATCGTCGAGCGGAAATCCTCCAGCGCACAAATATCGTCAAGCCCGGGGTTCGATTCCCTCCAGACTTTCGGGTCATGGTGGTCGGCTTCGACACCGGCCACAGGTTCCCACCATGCAAAGAAGAACGACGGGTCCTCAACCTCACCGGCAACAACCTTCTTGCCGTGCTGATACAACCCGTAACACAACGAGTCGCGACCGTGGGCGTCGGTCCTGGCACCGGCGGTGGTGATGCCGAGCAGCATCGGTTCACGTCGGGCACCCGCACCTAACTGCATCACGTTCCATAGCTCGTCGTCAGGTTGGACGTGGACCTCGTCAAACACCACGAACGTCGGAGACAACCCCTCAGAGGCGCCCGCTTCACGCGACAAGACCCGGTACACCGAACCCGACGCCGGCACCTCAATGGCGTCACGGTAAACCTTGGCCGTGCCGGAAAGCTCCTCGTCGAGCTCGACCATGCGACGAGCGGCGCCGAACACGATGCGGGCCTGGTCACGGGTGCCAGCCACAGAGTAAACCTCGCCGCCAGCATCGCCCAGAAACAGCGACCACAGAGCCAAACCTGCGCCCAGAGCAGACTTGCCGTTCTTGCGTGCCATCCCGATCAACGCCGCCCGGTGACGAAGCCGCCCGGCTGCGTCCTCCGCTAGCAACCCGTCGAGCAGTTTCTCCTGCCACAACCGCAGACGAATCAGGTCACCGGCGCTACCACCAACACTTGCCTTCGTTACGCGAGCGTAAGCATTGATGAACTCGGCGGCATCGCCGCCACGGGAACGGGTCCGGGCAGTCGGACTCAGAGTGCAATAACGGGGAGGCCAACCAGGAACGCTACGTGCCACGCTGCGACCGCAACCTTTCCAACGTCGAAGCCGCCTTTACCTCAGCCAAACCGAGACGAGAACGGGCCGCCGGATCGAACCCGAGGACCGACAACTGAGAAATGATCTGCTTATCGAGATCTCTCAAAGCCTTGCGGGCGTCCATTGACTGCGTCGCGAACAGCACCTCGCGAAGTTGGGTGCGTTCCTCGAGCGATTCGCGGAGCAACGCGAGCGCCACCGAGTCAGTGGAAGCAAGCCACACTTTCCCGTCAGCCAGAATCGTCGCGAACGTCTCGGCCGGGTCCAGGTCTGACGGGACGGCGTCGACGGCGGGGACCGCCGCGAGATTCCCGACCGATGGCAGGCTGCGCTTGCCAGGGTTACCGATGCGGCGTTTATGCTCGATCGGCTTGGGGGGTCGTCCAGTGCGAGTCAAAGGAACGGCCTCCCTTGCATGGGTCAGTCGGGTTTGGGGAACACCCCCGACAGGTCAGCCAGGCGGCGGGTGGATGAGAGCGATTTGCCCGTAACGGTGAG